CCTAATAAGGGTGCACCCCTAGACCTAGATAAACTAGGCCCCGTCTAGAGGAGACGTACTATGTATTCGCTTAGGTCCCGAACAGAGGGTCGTTTTTTGGGTGCTTATACCCGATCTTGGCGTGTTTACAACGCGTCCAATGTCTTTCAGAGCGCCGCTAGCGATGGCCCATGGAACAATCAACTTCTTGCTGGGGAGATCATTGACGTGGATCCCTCCACGTATAAACGATCTCCCGAGCGGGTTATTCGTCCCGTGTGGCACCATCGCGAAAGGACTACCTATTTGCTAGGTAGCCATTCCTACCGAGATTATCCCTCAAATTGGCGTATCGACTATATAGCCGGTAATGCACATACGGGGATTTCGGCTGGGAATGCAGGTTCTCTGATACCCTTCTGTTCTGCTTTGGGGCTTGTAGGGTCCCTTAATACGGATTTCCTCGAAACCGTGTCTCCAGGCTCTGTCCAGAGTCTGGTGAACGGCGCGATGAACTCCTGGGCGCCCATCCCCACTACGATGTCGTTTGCAAATGATCTGCTAGAGATAGCAGAATTGAAAGGACTGGCTCGGCAATTTCGTTCTGCCGCGTCTTCCCTTTCACGACTCGTAGGCGACCTTCTCGGCGCTCCTTATGGCGCCGAACGTGAGGCCCTCCATAGGATCGGGGGGTCTTACCGGTCGTTTGCTCGGTCTGGGAACAGTTCGTTTCTCGCTTTTAATTTTGGCGTGAAACCACTCCTCAAGACCGCTAAGGACCTTGCTTTGTCGGTCGATCGTATTGGTAAGAGGTTGAGCTTCTTGCGTACCCACTCGGGTCGCTTAACCACACTCCGGTACCGTCGGTCGTATCAGTACGGCCCTACACCTCCTCCTTCCGGATGGGGTTCTAATACCCCGTTCCAGGAGTGGCAAAAGGCCGAAGCTAAGTACGATGTCACGATATCCGTGAATCTGTTCCAGACCTTAGAAGGTCTGTATGATTTCTCGGCGTGGCTAAAGGCTTTCCGTGACTATGCTGGTTTTAACCAGATTCTTAGCACGGCTTGGAACGCACTTCCCTTTTCGTTTGTAGCTGATTGGTTCACCAATGTGGCTGATCAGCTCGATGAGATGAAACAACCCTCCGCTTTCGAAGGGACGTATAATCTCTCGAACCCGTGTACCTCCGTTCTTGCAAAAGGACGGGTAGAATACATCATGTGGCACTATCCCGCTAACGCGGCTAATAGTCCACTGATGTGGTCTGCACACGAGGTAAAGAAGTTCGTGCGTTTCCCGGGTCTTCCCTCTGCACCGGCTGGGAGTTCGTTCTCCTGGCCTTCTTGGTTTCAGCAGGTGCTCCTTGGCTCGCTTGCTTATCAAGCGGCTTCTTCATGACCGACTCGTGATTTACGGGTGAAACGGGTCATGGCCCATTTCTATTTTCTGGAGATTCCATGTACGCTGACAATATCGTTATCGCTGACAATGCCGCGGCGAACAAGACCTTCGTTAAGGTCTCTCAGAACTCGCAAGAGTCCGTTCGCCTCGACAATTCAACTACGCTTGCTGCTCCCCGGAAAATGACCATCCGGCACTCGGCAGGCGTTCAAGGTAAGGCAAGGGAGCTCGTTGACCGGCATAACGTTGTCTTTTCCAAAGACCGTTTGTCGTCGACTGGCAACCCTGTCACCTCGACCGTCTCCTTGGCCGTTGGCATTCCCCGGGATTCGGCTGCGTCGGGTGATGTCGATGACCTCGTCGCCTTCCTGAAAAACTGGATAGGTGTCGGGGCCAATGTAACATCACTCAAGTTGGGCGAGTCATAAACTCGTCGCCAGCGGGGTGCGACTTCGCGTACAATTGGAACAGGAGGGAAGCCCATTATGGGTACCCAGAAAAAGAACCTGTTAGCTGCGTACTGCAGCTCTCTCCTTTCCCGTTTGATTAGTGACGTCTCGCTCCTCTGTGACTCTGATCTCCGTGATGCCCAGCGTGATGCTGATGCTTGCACGAAGAGGGTCCACCATGAAGGTTTCGGGTTCCTATCGAAACTTCTTCCGCAACTTGGGAAGGCTATTGATAGGAGCCTGTCAACCGGCGTCCTGGAAGTCCCAGCAGGCTTCAGAACCTGTCGGAACTCGAAGATCCCCGTCTTTTGTCGTGGGATCTTCCGACGCATTTATGGTGAGGATGGCAGTCTCAAGCCTGAAAGCCGAATTTCTAGTGGCTTCGAGGCCTTACGGGGTTTACGTCAAATTTGCTATCTCTACTATAAAGTGGAGATGGCTCTTCACGATTCCGATATCAACAAGAGTATTCGATCTTTTGTTGACGTTGATCGTGGCCTACCTACGCAGGTAGTGTTGACTGAGGTGGTGATGGGGGCCGCTCTCCTTTTGGAGAAGCTCTTGCGCCATTTCGACCCCCGTGAGATTGTCCCTGGACATGGTCCAGGGGCAGTTGCCACAGGTGAGAAGTTGTGGGATAAGTGGAGCTTTAAAAGGCGCTACTTGCCCCTCGACTCCTACTATCCCGCTAAGGACTACCTCGTTATTGGTGGTCCGCGCGAGTTGGTAGACCGCCTAGAGTGGTACCGCAGCCTCACCCCCAAAGATCGGGGTGTGGCCAAGCTGATCGCGGTTCCAAAAGACTCTAGGGGTCCGAGATTAATCTCTGCTGAACCGCTGGAATATCAGTTTTTCCAGCAGGGACTGGGCCGAGCTCTGACGCTTTATGTGGAGCAACACCCCCTTACAAAGGGTCTTGTTAACTTCACTCGTCAGTCCGTCAATCAGGAAATGGCCACCTTTGCCTCAAAAACAGGCGAGTGGGCAACCATTGATCTGAAAGACGCTTCGGACAGAGTTTCTCTGGCTCTAGTGCGCGCGATCTTTCCAGACCACGTGCTAGAAGCCTTAGAGGCAACTCGGACCTCTGCAACCTCTCTCCCGAATGGAGAGATCGTTGAGTTCAAAAAGTTTGCCCCGATGGGGAGTGCGTTATGCTTCCCTGTTGAGGCGCTGACCTTCTGGGCTCTTACTACGAGTTGGTTGCAGATTAAGACCTCACCTGGCTCGTGTGACTGCTTAATACCCGTCCAGCAGGACGGTGCAGTCGAGAAAGTCGCGGAGGGCAGTCTGAAAACTGTCCGATCCATCCGCGACGAAGGAATCTCGAAATTCACCAATAGAGTGGAACGAGAATCCATCCTGCCACCACTGCTCGTACATATCGATGACGCACCCGGGGATTCCCTCCTGGTGGTACTCGAGAGTCGGCTTGAACCAACCGGTGACAGCCTGAGCAGCGGCACACATCGCCCAATGGACGCCCTGAGCGAAAGGGGAAGTGTCGATCAAATCGGCACCGCACCCGACGCAGAACGGTCTACTGAAATCCAATGTGTTGCGCCAGTCCCACTCACCCCGCTTCCAAGCGAGGTGGGGAGTGGTTTCAGCACTAGGGTCGAGGTCGACTGGGCATTCGATGCCTACACTGTCCACGGTTACCGTGCCGCGTCGCGAGACGCTATCCGGGACCGAGCCACTGCTGGCTGCATGGGTCGCCTCGTGTTGGAAGAACCGAAGAAGATACTTCGGCAGTGTTGCTTTGTTTACGGAGATGACATAGTCATCCCCGTCGAGTTTGCATCGGAATACCCCCGTATGCTCGAAGCCGTTGGGCTTCTTGTGAACGAGGATAAATCCTTCTCCACAGGACTCTTTCGGGAATCCTGCGGAGTAGATGTGTATGGCGGACACGACGTCACGCCTGTAAAGCTCCGGCACCCAATTTGGGAGCTGGACGATTTTGATCAAGGTTCGGTCTTGTTTCCGCATGCTGTCTCCTTTGTCAATTCTCTCTATATGAGGGGATACTGGAACACAATGGCCTTCGCTCTGCAGCATATTGAGTCCATTACTGGACCTGTCCCTTATGGGACCGCTGAGAGTGGATTCCCTTGTCTCCAGCTGGAGTCTGCACTCGCATGTAGCACGTTAAATCGTGTATGCGGGTTAGCAACGCGGCGCTGGAACAAGAACCTTCAGAGGTGGGAGTTTAAGGTCCGAGTCGTAAAAACTCGTACCCGTGAATTTTCTGCCTTCGACGGTTGGGCTCGACTAATGCGCAGTTTGTTAGCGCAAACCGAAGAACCCACGACCTGGCGGGTCCGTAATTGGACCCATCTAACTTGGAGCTGGAGACCCATTTGACAATGTTGTCTTCTTTTCTTTGTTAGATTTCGG